GAGCCTTGATTGGAACGGCGTTGGCTGTAGGGAGGGCATTATGGATCTGATGGAGTTTACGGACTGGTTAGTCCAGAGGGTATTATTTTTAGGCGGATTACTGCTGCTGGTGATGGCAGTATCGAGAATCTTTTAAAGGAGGTGGGGCCTATGAAAAGCGAATACCTGTGCCGGGTGTGGATGTAAGATCTGGTGCTGGGAGCGGGACCGGGACTACCGGTGCCGGAGCTATAAAAAATGGACCCGTCAGAGGCAACTGAACGAGTCCGGAAACAATGAATATGTTCAACCTCAGTATAGAGGAAGATTGGAGGAAAATCAAGATGGTAAAGGTAACCGTTGAGGAAAATGGACAGACAAAGGCGAAGCTGGACGGTGAGTTTGTCCTTGCAGCCACATTTGAGAAGATCGAGGGTGGAGCTCAAATTTTGATCGCAGGTGTCGGTGGTATTCAGCCAAAAGATTTTATGATAATGCTGGGGCAGATTGTGGTTGAGGTGACAAAGCGTCATTTGGAAGATCCAAAGCTTAGAGAGCTTACATATATTTATCTGTTAGAGAAAGTAACTGAGGTGTTAAAAAAGACAGTTCTGGAAGAGAGGAAAATGAAATGAGAACTGATGCTTTTATCCCAGAAAATGCTAACGAGGAGACCTTGATGCTTCAGGGACGGATCAATGCCCTGGCTGCGGTACTGGCCTATACCAAGGGTGAGGCAATCAGTAAGGAACTGGTGAAAGCGATTGTCGGGATCGAACCGGAGGAGGATGTGTAGCGTTGTATGGATATGTCTGTAAGCACTGTGGAGCCAGGCTGGATCCTGGAGAAAAGTGCGACTGCGAGGAGGAGAAACAATGGTCACCAGGACTGTATTCCAGAGTCGGGAAGAATGGCTGGAAGGAAGAAAAGGACACATCGGCGGTTCGGATGCGAGCGTGTGCGTCGGCATGAATCCCTATAAGGATAATATCCAGTTATGGGAGGAGAAGACGGGCCTGGTAATCCCGGAGGATATTTCCGATAAATCTTATGTGAAATATGGAACAGAGGCGGAGCAGCATATCCGTGCTCTGTTCGCTCTGGATTTCCCACAGTATCAGGTTCTGTATGAAGAAAATAACATGTTCCTTAATTCTGATTACCCATGGATGCATGCTTCCCTGGATGGGGAGCTGATCGATGGGAATGGTCGGCATGGGATACTGGAGATCAAGACCACCAATATCCTTCAGAGCATGCAACGGGAGAAGTGGCATGACCGGATCCCGGACAATTATTACTGCCAGATCCTGCATTACCTGGCAGTGACGGAGTATGAGTTCGCGGTATTGAAGGCTAGGCTGAAAAGCGAGTGGAAAGGTGAACTGATCATCAAGGAAAAGCACTATTTCATTGAGAGAAGCGAAGTAGAAGAAGATATCAAAATGCTGGTGGAGGCGGAGAGAAGGTTTTGGGAATGCGTAGAGAGTGGACACAGGCCGGATCTGATCCTTCCGGCAATTTAAAAATGAAGGAGAAAAAGTATGGAACTGAAGATCTACAGCCCGCAGGACGCGGGATTTATCCAGCGGATCGACTGGAACTTTGAGGAGCTGAAAGCGGAGATCACTGCGGCCGCTCAGGAGTATGAAACTTCTGTTTACACGGATGACACGATCAAGGCGGCAAAGGCTGACCGGGCAAAGTTAAATAAGTTTGTGGATGCCCTGGAGGGAAAACGAACCGAGATCCGTAAGAAACTTCTGGAACCGGATGAACTCTTTGGACAGCAGGTAAAGGAACTGACCGGGATCGTCCAGAGGGCGATCAAGAACATCGATGGCCAGGTAAAAGACTACGAGGAGCGCCAGCGGAAGGAAAAACTGGACAAGGTCCGGGAGTTTTATGAGGAGAATATCCAGGATCTGGCGGAATATCTTCCCTGGGAGCGAGTGATGAAACCAGAATATGGCAATGCCTCCAAGACGATGAAATCCATCAAGGAAGAGATCATGGCGCTGATCCAGAAGGTGGCTGAGGGACTGGCAATCTTAAATGAGGTGGACAGTCCTTATGCCAGAGACATGAAGGAGGTCTTTTTAAAGACCTATGACATCGGCACCGCCATGGCAGAGAGAAACCGCCTGGAAGCCGCGGAGCAGAAGCGGAAAGAATACGAAGCAGAGATGGCCAGAAGAAAAGCGGAACAGGAAGCCAGAAGAAAGGCAGCGACCCAGGCGGTGGCAGCTGCCGGAAGAAAAATGGAGGAGAAGGAACTGCCACCAGCACCGAAAGAAGCGATTGAGACGGTGCAGGATCCAGTCTATGTATTGGATTTCCGTGTCCATGCAACGGAAAAGCAGTTGGATGATCTGAAATACTTTTTAAGAAGCAACGGCATCCGGTTTGAGCCGGTACCGAAACAGTAGAAGGAGGAGTAAAAAGATGGCAGTAGGAAACAGTTTAGCGAGGAGACCGCAGAAAGCAAGCCTGGCGGTTTACCTTACCAATGATGCGGTAAAGAATCAGATCAATAACGTGATCGGTGGGAAGAACGGTCCGCGTTTCATTTCCAGTATTGTCTCAGCTGTGCAGGCAAATCCGGCGCTTCAGGAATGTACCAATCCCAGTATTCTGAGCGCAGCGCTTCTCGGGGAATCCTTAAATCTTTCGCCGTCCCCGCAGCTTGGACAGTATTACCTGGTTCCATATGCAAACAATGACGCGAATACAACGGAAGCACAATTTCAGCTTGGATACAAAGGCTATATCCAGCTGGCAATCCGCTCCGGCCAGTATAAGAAACTGAATGTGCTTGCGATCAAGGAAGGAGAGCTAATCCGTTTTGATCCACTGAACGAAGAAATTGAGGTCAGACTGATCCAAGATGAAGAGAAAAGGGAAAACGCCCAGACGATCGGATATTACGCAATGTTTGAATATACAAATGGTTTCAGAAAAGCGATGTACTGGAGCAAAGCAAAGATGCTCGCCCATGCGAAGAAGTACAGTCCTGGATATAGGAAGGATCTGAGTAAAGGGACACAGTATACGTTCTGGTCAAAGGATTTTGATGGCATGGCATATAAAACCATGCTCCGCCAGCTGATCAGCAAGTGGGGGGTCATGAGCATTGATCTGCAGTCTGCGATCGACGCGGATATGGCAGTGATCAGAGAGGACGGAACCAAGGATTATGTGGAAAATGAACAGGATATTGTTCAGGATCAGGCGTTCCAGGAAACTGTTCCAGAAGAAAATATAGAAAAAGAAAAGAATGTGGATCAGAGAGAAGCAGCGGATCCGGCGGCAGCATTTTTTAACTAAAAATAACTTGAGGAAAGGAGGCACACTCCATGGCGAAGAAAAGAATCAGCATGGATGATATGTGCGGCGGCGCGCTGCTCCAGCGGTTCAACATGGAAATGGCGAAGATTGGACGGAACATCATGGATCCGAATACCGACCCAAGGAAGCCGAGAAAGCTGACCATTTCCCTGACATTCAAAGCGGATGAGAGCCGGAAATCGTTAACTACCAGCATCAGCACAAGCAGTTCTCTTGCACCGCTGGAGCCGATCAGCACGATCATGCTGGCCGGACAGGACATCCGGACCGGAGCAATCAACATCCAGGAACTGGATAATTACAACAATTCCCTGCAGGTGGCAGGGGAGAGAACTACGGTGCAGGCGGAAGAAATCCGGCCGGAACCGGCACAGGCATTTGACCCGGAAACCGGAGAAATTTATGGAAAACCGATTGATTTAAGAGCAGCGCAGTAAAGGAGAAGATGTATGTTAGAAGGATTAAGAGAAGCATTGAATTATGTGGTGGATTTAGGAAAAAAGGCAGAGGAGCCGAAGGTGTTGGAAATCTGCGGAAAGACCTATGCAACCAGGGAACTGGTCCGCTATGGGAAATGTGATAAGGCAAGTGCTATTGAAGCCCATACCCTGTCGGCATTAGTGGAGTATATTGAGCGGTGCGGTGAGGAATTCCAGGCTAATATGTTGATTCATGTGGTAAGCCCGAAAGAGGTCCGGTTGATCTCGACACTGGATGAAAACCGGACAAGAGAGACTTTGTTTATCAGTAGAGCGGAGGTATCTGAGTTTGGCTTTGATATATGGTATGACCAGGAGCGTTTCATGATCGAACTGCAGGCCAATTTCCTGATGAATAATGATCTGGCGGCGGTTATGAAGATGGCCGGAAATATCGATAAGAATAACAGTACCAATTTCACCGATGATGGTGTGACCCAGGTGGCTACCATCAACGTGGGTGTGGCTGTAAAGGCGGATGCCCTGGTGCCGAATCCGGTGGAACTGATCCCGTTCCGTACCTTCCAGGAAGTAGAGCAGCCAGCAAGTAAGTTTGTATTTCGTGTTGGTAATCAGGAAGTACCGACATTCAAACTGGTCGAGGCAGAAAATAGCATTTGGAAGAATCAGGCGATCGAGAATGTAAAGAGATTTCTTCGGGATGCACTTCTGGAAGAATTCAGAAGAACCATTCCGATCATCGGATAATGAAGATCCTTTTGGCAGGATGATGTGTCACAACATTGAATGCCATGGAATATAACCTTTTGGGACCGGTGAACCTGACTGTCTGCCGGTCCCAACCAAGTGAAAGTAAGGCGGTGATGACCATGCCAAGGCCCCAGAAGCGCGGGCTTGATTACTTTCCGTTAGACACGAATTTTTTCTCAGACAATAAGATCCGGATACTGAAAGCCCGCTATGGGGTAAATGGGATCATGGTTTATATTTATCTGCTTTGTGAGATCTACAAAAACGGCTACTACTTAACCTGGGACAGTGACCAGAAGTATATCATGGCCGATGAATTGAATCTCACGGATGGGTTCATAGAGCAGGTGCTGGCATTCTTACTTGAACGGTCACTGCTGGAGAGCAAACTTTTCCTGTCGGACACTGTCCTCACCTCACCCGGAATACAGAGGAGGTTTCAGCTTGCCGTGAAAGAGCGGGCAAAGAAGACTCCGGTTAAAGTAGAGGGTTTCTGGCTTTTGGATGAAGAAACGACGGAACCCTTTATTCAAGTGCAGCTTCAAGCAGGTAATTCCGTGAAAAATGAAGATATTTCCCGGAAAAACGTGGATAGTTCACAGGAAAAATCCCTAAAGGAAAGTAAAGAAAAGAAAAGTAAAGGAAAGCAAAGTAAAGAAGGGAAAAGCGCTGCGGCCAAGCCGCCCGAACCAGACCGGCTGATCGCTGAGTGTGGCTTCTCCCTGGATCTGGAAGAGGCAGTGAAGGACTGGGTGACCTATAAAGCGGAGAAACGCCAGGCTTATAAGGAAACTGGTTTTAAGAACCTGCTTTCCCAGATCAAAGGCAATGCGGAGCGGTATGGAGACTGGGCGGTTGCCCAGCTGATCCGGGAATGCATGGCCAGCAACTGGCAGGGGATCATTTTTGACCGTCTGCAGAAAGAAAAGAACAGTAACCGCTCCGGCACTGGAAACGGTAACGGGGTAGATTGGAGTAGGGTATGACGAGAGACGAAGCGAAACATCTGGTGATGATGGTGTCAGCGGCTTATCCGAATTGGAAACCGATGGATCTAAGAGGGACGGTAGATACCTGGGCGGTTATGCTCCAGGAGTACGAGTACCAGTCTTGTGTGGTAGCGTTGAAAACCTATATTTTGACGGATACGGCCGGATTTGCGCCGAGCATTGGCCAGCTGGCGGAAAAGCTCCAGCAGGCAACGAAACGTGAGGATATCGGAGAGCTGGAAGCCTGGTCCATGGTCAGCAAAGCACTCCGGAATTCCACGTACCATGCTGAAGAAGAATTTGCCGCATTGCCTCCGGTGCTTCAGAGGACGGTGGGAAATCCAAGCAATCTGAAGGAGTGGGCGGGAATGGAGATGGACACGGTCAACAGTGTGATCCAGTCCCATGTGGTACGGAATTACCGGGCGGCAGTGAAATCCATGCGGGATGACGCTAAGATCCCGCCGGCTTTGATGGGACTGCTGCAGGACATGAGAAAAGAACCAGAGTGGGTAAAGATCCAGAAACCACAGGAACAGCCAGCGCTTGGCAGCGAAAGCATGATTGAGAAAAAGACGCCGCCACCAGAGCGGACTCAGAGGCTGATCGATGAACTGTTACATAGAACGTAATAAGACAGGGGTGAGAAGATGGAGAATGAGAACCAGAACGAGATTGTTGAAAGCCAGAATACAGAGATTGCGCCGGAGCAGAGGTACTACAACGGTCCGGTGACCCTTGAGGAAGCGGAGTCTTATATCGCTTCCGGCCTGGTCAGTACGGCAAGAAATTATGTGGCCATCGGCTACTGGCTACGCCGGATCCGTGACGGGAAACTGTACGAGGAAGAGGGACATCAGAATTTTGAGCAGTATGTGCATGAAAAATATGGCAAAGACAAGGGATGGGCGAGTAAGTGCATCAAGGTGAACCAGCAATTATCCAAGGACGGGGATTCCCCACTGCTGGACAGCCGGTACCGGGACTACAGCACCTATCAGCTGGTGGAGTTGGCTTACATGACAGAGGAGCAGCGGGAGCAGGCAACACCAGAACAGACTATAAAGCAGCTCCAGGAGATCCGGAAGCCGAAGGAGATCCCGTATTATGACATCGATGGCCAGCAGGAGATGGAAAAGGATTATCCGGAAGTGATCCCGGTTGTGATGTCACAACTTTTTCCGGGGGAAGAGATCCAGGAACAGGAAGAGCAGGAACCGCCGGTGGTGGAACAGGCAGAGGTTTCCCAGTATTTTGAGATAGAGAAGGAAGAGGAGACGTCTGCTGCCGATGAGCCAGAAAATGCTGCCGAAAAGCAGCGGACCGGAAACTGCCTGTATGCCCCGAACCATTTGTGTACGCTTTCAGAAGAGGCAAAGCGAAGTCCTGGGATTGGAGAAGATTGTACCAACCATTGCTGTTTCGGATGTGTGAGGCATGGGGACTGTAAGATGGAATGCACAGTGTCAGCGGATCATTCAGAATTGCAAAATGTACTGGAAAACGATGTAGAAAAGCAGCAGGGAAAAGATCGGATAAAACCAGAAGAGAAGCAGGTAAATGTGAATTCAGAGGATTGTGAGGAAAGTGATGATGCATCATCGGCTGAGATAACAGATCTGCAACTTTTGAGAGATATGCTGGAAAGAAAGAAGCGATTACTGGCTACAAACCTTGCAATTCCTGGGATTGATGAATCGGACGAGCACATCCGGATGCAGAAGTTGGAAGTATCTGCGCTGGCGTCAGCGGTATGTGATCTGGAGAATCTCATCGAGCCGGAGGAGACTGTTGATGAGAAACCGGAGCAGCCGGAACTTCCTTACTTGCGAAACAATGATCAGAGGGCTGCTTTTATTGACGCTTATGAGTCCTGGCCGTTATGGATCGAGACAAAAGAAACCGGAGAACGGTATTATCGGTATGATTTGCCAGATGGAACCAGCTTTGTGGTGAAAACATACCACTCGATGCTGTATGACTATAAAGCAGGAGTTGGGATGCGATACAAAGAGGGATATGGAGCAAACGAACAGTATATTTTGGAACCCGGAAAGTTCTTCCGGGACTGCCAGAGTAATCGGTCATCCATGATTGAAAAATTAAAAGAACTGCAGAAAAGGGAGAAAGAATCATGATAGGGTTGGGAGCAAAGAATCCGATCCGCGAGAAGGAACTTCAGCGATTGAAGAATTCCATCAAGATCGGTGACAGGATCAACGTCAAAACCTTGAAAGTCAGCCAGGGCAGACACGCATCTGGTGCTACCAGTGCTATGGCAGTGGTGAGAGGAACCGTGGTAGCGAAGTATCCACATCTGGTGCTGGTGGTGCTTTCAAGTGGCTTAATGGAAAGTGCGACATGGGCGGAGCTGGCGGTGCAGAAGAGAGAAAAAAGCAGGAAAGACAGATGATGGATAAATAATCAGGAGGGAAAATACGATGTTGGAGAAAATCATGGAAAATAATCAGGTGAGCCTTATTGGAAAGATTGTTTCAGATTTCACATTCAGCCACAAAACGTTTGGCGAGGGCTTTTATCTGGTGGATCTGGAAGTCAACCGTTTAAGCGGACATGTGGATGTGATTCCACTTATGATTTCAGAACGTCTGGTTGATGTCACAGAAAATTATCAGGGCTGTACCGTAGAGGCTATTGGGCAGTTTCGTTCTTACAACCGGCATGAAGGCTCCAGAAAACGGCTGGTACTTTCTATATTTGTCCAAGAGATCCATTTTATGGAGGAATTTACAGATTATACAAAGACGAATCAGATCTTTCTGGAGGGCTATATCTGCAAGACGCCAATCTATCGGGAAACTCCACTTGGAAGAGAGATTGCGGATATCCTGCTGGCGGTAAACCGTCCATATGGCAAATCCGATTACATACCATGCATCGCCTGGGGCAGAAATGCCAGATATGCGTCTAATTTTCAGGTTGGTACCAGAGTCTGCATCTGGGGAAGAGTCCAGAGCCGGGAGTATACAAAGAAGATCAGCGAGTCGGAATGTGAGACGCGAGTGGCTTATGAAGTATCGGTGCAATGCTTGAAGGAAGGAGGTAGCAGATGGGAAAATTGACACAGCGGGATGATCAAGGAAATTGGTGCTTGAAAGGTGTGAAGTGGGACCAATTACGTGCTGGGAGTACAATCACAAAAGATGTGGCAGAAAAACTGTATGGAGCACTGTGCAAGCTGAGAGATTATGAGAATACAGATCTCAGCCCAGAAGAGGTTGATAGGGTCAATGATTTTAGTAAGAGTCAGGCAAGTCGATTGATGAAGGAACTCCAAGAAGAACGGGAAAAATATCGATGGATTCCAGTAACGGAGCAGTTACCGGAGGAAAATAGAGAGGTTCTATTATGTATAAAAAGTAAGCACTCAAGTGGTAAATGTATACAGGTTGGAAAATTAAATAAGGGATTTTGGTTTGTACAGAATTATATAGGGTTTGATAACCTTGCAATGTTTGATTTTTATACGATAGCTTGGATGCCGTTGCCAGAGCTGTACAGAAGGGAATAAAGAGAGCGAAAAAATTGAGAGGTGAGGCAGATGAAGAGACAGATTAATTTTGAAACAGCTATGGAACTGGCGAAGAGAGGCAAGGAAGTATTTACATTAATGCCTACAGACGGCAGTGACTCATGGGTGTTAATGGAGCCTGGAACACTGCAGGAGATGTTAGAGGGTGTCCTGTTCTTTGAGGAGACGGACGAACCGATCCCGGCAAAAATTGAAGTAGATAATAGTACACTGGAATGGCTTCAGAAACGGTTTGAAACAGCTAAGTAGAGCCAATATGCGTTAACTCAATTAAGAGTTGAGTTAAATTAAAAATTACTTGGAAATTGGAGGTGAGACCAGTGGACAAGAATGTTCTCGTCCAATACTGCGAGATGAAAGAAGAGGTCAAAGATTTAAGGAGGAGAATCGAAAAGTTGAATCGGTTCCTGGCTGATCCACCGATTGTTTCCGACACGGTGAAAGGAACCAGGAAAGACGGAACCATTGGTCCGATCAAAGTCACCGGCATTCCAGATCCGGAGATTTCGCGGAAGCAGAGAGCCAGGGAGCGATACAGAAAGTTGCTAGAGGCGAAGGAGGCGGAGCTGCTGGAACTGATAGGGCAGGCAGAGGAGTACATAGGCAGTATTAAGAAATCGGAGATACGAATCATGTTGCGGTTGTATTGTATCGATGGGTTATCCTATATTGCAGTAGCCAGAAAAATGAATAGCATGTTCCCGGGAAGAAGGATCAAGTATACGGATGAAAACGTAAGAAAAAGAATTCAACGATTTTTTGAGAAAAATTAAAAATGTCCCACAATGTCCGGTTTTAAAATGGTAATATGTTATCATGCGATACGCAGATATGGTTATCTGATAAAAATCTCCTTACAAAGACGGCGGGTCAGCAGAAGCCCGCCGCCAACCCCTTTCGGAACGTAGCTCAGTCGGTCAGAGCAGCTGGCTTATATCCAGCGTGGCGGGGGTTCGAGTCCTCCCGTTCCGATGGTTTCATGACCATAATTGATTTCCCCCTGATGGCACCTGTCGAAAGATGGGTGCTTTTCTTTTGCGATGTTAGGTGGTATGATGAAAGAAAAGAGGGGGGATCATAAATGAATAAAAAAGTAACTATTGTTTTAAGTGGTATTTTAGCATTTTTAGTAATTATTATTGTAGTACCGCTTTTGGTCGCTTTGGCGATAAATACGTCTTTAGTTGTGACGGATACGTCAAATGGCTGGATCGGTTTTTGGGGAAATTATCTTGGGGCTTTGCTGGGCGGAATTTTAGGAGTGGCAGGAGCGGGATCTGTATTAGAAAGGACACAGGAAAATAATAAAAAGGCACAAGAAAGAGAAGAAGTATTATCTTTTTGTGATTATCTTGTAAAACAAGGAAGTGCATTTCAACAAAAATCAGAGACAGTAATATATAGATTATCAGATTATTGTAATGATTATAAAAAATATAAAGCTAAGGAGATATCAAAAGAAGACGAATTACGATCTTTTAAAGAATTAATAGAAATAATGCATGAGGGAAAAGTTGTAACATATGAAATTGCAAGTAGTTTACTTATTCATGTTGTAGCAGAAAAATATCGAACTTCAATGTATGAGACACTAAGAATTAAAAGCAGAGAGATGTGTGAAGACTATATATGCTTGGAAAGAAATGTGAAGCATATACGAGAAGTGGGAATAAATAGCCCGGAAGTAAATAGATTTATGGATGAAACAAATGAGATTCCTAATTTATTACGTAAATATGAAATGGAATTGATAGAAAGCATTATGAAATAATGTATCTTAAGTAAGGGGCCACCACCGCGTGGCTCTCTTCTTATGCCCAAAAGTGAGTTTTTAGCTCCCTATTTTTCGATTATAATAGGTATTGTGAAAAAAATTAAGAAAGCGAGGTGAGTCCAAATGACAGAAAAACAGAGAATCTTTGCAGATGAATATTTAATTGATTTGAATGCCACGAGGGCTTACAAGATCGCTTATCCAAGGGTAAAAAACGATGAGGTGGCAAGGGCAAACAGTAGCAGGATGCTAACAAATGCTAACGTTGCATCTTATATTGCAGAGCGGATGGAAGCACGTCAGAAACGCACGGAGGTTACTCAGGACAGGGTGATCGAGGAACTGGCAGCCATTGCCTTTGCCAGAGCTACGGATTTTGCACAGATCGTAAACGGCAACTTGGTCTTGACGGATACAGCAGATCTGACCGAAAGCCAGACCAAAGCCATCGCCGGGATTAAAGAGGGAAAGTTCGGTATCGAGCTGAAGCTGAACGATAAAGAGAAAGCCCTGGAACTTCTGGGACGGCATCTGGGCATGTTTAAGGATAAACTGGAGGTTTCCGGTCTGGATGAAGAGAAGAACAAACTGGATGACATCCTGCAGCAGATGCGAGGTGGCGGATAGTGAGTACAGAACGTCTGCTATTGTCAGAGAAATACAAAGCTTTCCTTCGCTGTGATGCTCCGGTGGAGTTCTTAGAGGGAACCACGGCAGCAGGCAAGACCACAGTGGGACTCTTTAAGTTCATGCTGAAGGTAGCAGAATCACCGAAGAAGCTACATATCATCGCTGCCAAGGATACAGGTACCGCAGAAAAGAACATTATCAACAAAGACCTGGGAATTGTGGATGATTTCGGCATGCTGGTCGAATATAACGGCAATGGTACCAAGGACGATAAGATCCCCCATATTCTGTTTCATACATCCAGTGGAGATAAGGTCATTTATGTGATGGGCTATGGTGATAAGAAGAAGTGGCAGAAGGCTCTTGGCGGTCAGTATGGCTGCCTGTACATCGATGAGATCAACACGGCCGATATTGACTTTGTACGGGAAGCTGCCATGCGATGTGATTATCTCATGGCTACACTGAATCCGGATGATCCGTCACTGGCTGTTTATAAAGAGTATATCAACTGCAGCAGGCCGCTTCCAGAATGGGAGGCAGAGACACCGCAGGAGATCAAAGACGAACTGAGAGAGGAACCAAAACCCGGCTGGGTGCATTGGTTCTTTTCTTTTGCCCATAATTTGGGTTTACCAAAAGAGAAGCTGGAGAAGATCCTGGCCAATACACCCAAAGGAACGAAGATCTGGAAGAATAAGATTCAGGGGCTTCGTGGAAAGGCCACAGGATTGGTATTTCCAAACTTTGACCGGAAGAAACACGTGGTCACTGCTGCATGGGTGAGATCAGAGGTGAAGGCTGGACGGATCCGTTGGAAGAAGTTTACCTGCGGATTGGATACAGCGTATTCCAGCAAATCCCCCGATACGATTTCCATGTTATTTCAGGGGATCACAACAGACCGCCGTCTGATCACGCTGGCAGAAAAGGTTTATAACAATGCGAACTTAGAAAATCCCATTGCACCCAGTGATACGGCGGTGAAACTGGTAGCGTTTCTGGAGCGGTGCAGGGATGAATGGGGATTTGCGAAAGATGTGTATATTGATAACGCTGACCAGGCGACGATGACGGAACTGAAAAAGTATAAGCGGCTGAACAACTGCCTTTACAATTTCTGGGACGCATATAAAAAGCTGTGTATCCTGGATCGTATTAAGCTGCAGCTGGGCTGGATCCAGCAGGGATGTTATCTGGTGGTGGATGAATGTCCGGAGCATTTGGCAGAACTTGAAAAATACAGCTGGAAAGAAGACAAGGACGAGCCGGAAGACCGGAATGACCATACGATCAATGCCAGCCAGTACGGCTGGATTCCCTACCGGTCCATGATAGGTTTTGAGGAGGATAAGAAATGAGGTGGTTGGAAAAGATGAGTGACAATATTCGCCGTGGTGTAAGAAGCTGGCTGCAGATCCAGCCGGCGAATTCGTACAATATCCAGATCCGGGAAATGATGGATTTTGAGACCAACGCGATCCGCAACCGGATCTGGTACCGTGGTGATGGGAATGAGTTGGAACAGTTGTATGGAAGTCTGACGGAATACGCGGACAAATATAAGTTCTGGGCCAGTAAAAGCACCCCTGGAATGGATATGCGCAAGATCCATACGGGCTTGCCACAGTTGATCGTCAAGGTCCTGACGGCGATCGTGCTGTCAGATATGAATGATTTTGAGTTTGACAGCGATAAGCAGGAAGAAACCTGGAAGTCCATAGAAGAGCAGAACCATTTCCGGAAGAAAATGGAAAAGGCATTAAAAGAGATCCTGTACATTGGAGATGGGGCCTTCAAAGTGACCATAGACACTGCAGTAAGCGAATATCCTATTCTGGAATGGTACCCGGGCGAACGGATCGAGATCATATATCAGCGTGACCGGGTGCATGAAGTAATCTTTAAAACTCCTTATGACGTGAAGGGGCGGCGTTATGTGCTGAATGAGAGATATGGATATGGTTATATCATCAATGAACTGTATCTGGATGAGAAGCTGGTCGACCTGAAGGTATTGGAACAGACCAGGGATCTAACAGACTGGCAGTTTGATCGTAAGATCATCCTGGCGGTGCCGGTGTATGTGTATGAGTCTGCAAAATATGAAGGACGTGGCGGCTCCATCTACGATGGGAAACTGGACAGTTTTGACACGTTTGATGAAGTGTGGTCCCAGTGGATGGATGCGGTTCGGGCCGGCAGGGCAAGAACGTATGTGCCGGACTGCCTGGTACCTAAAGACCCGATGACTGGTGAGCCAATGAGGCCGAATCCATTTGATAACCGTTTCTTCGCCGGAGATAACAACATGGATGAAAAGGGAGAAAATAAAGTACAGACCGATCAACCGGTTATCCCACATGACAGTTACCTGGCCTCTTATGTGACGGCGCTGGATCTGTGCCTGCAGGGCATCATCAGTCCAAGCACTCTTGGCATCGACACCAAGAAACTGGATAATGCAGAGGCGCAGAGAGAAAAGGAAAAGACCACGCTGTATACCAGAAACGCGATTGTGGAAGCTTTGCAGGAAACACTTCCGAAGGTGGTTAGTGCTGCTGTGAATGCTTACAATATCCTGATCAGACAGCCGGTAGAAGAGGTGAAGGTAGACATTCCTTTTGGAGAATATGCCAACCCATCATTTGAGAGCCAGGTGGAGACCATGGCAAAGGCACGTCCTGGTGTGGCACTGATGAGCGTAGAAGCCCAGGTGGAAGAGCTTTACGGTGATTCCAGGGATGAGCAGTGGAAACAGGAGGAAATCGCCCGACTGAAAGCGGAACAGGGAATTGCAGAGGTAGAAGAACCGGGAGTCAATATGGCTGCCGGTATTTTTGATGTTAGTCTAGGAGGGGAAGGAAATGCAGGTCAAGGTAATGAACCGGATGTACAGAATGAGCCTGGCAGAGTACCAGGGACTTCTGGCGATAGCCAGTGAGCAGGTTCCGTTTGGGGTGTATGCGATTGAGAAAAAAGGGTATGCAGAACTAAGAAATGATCATTGCAGGAGCAAGACCCAGTTGAAAAATCTGATCCGTGGATTTAAAAGTCAAGGATTTACGGTATTGTCAAACGATGGTCAGATGCGAAAGCCTGCTGGACAGGACGCTGCGGAAGGAGCGTTGATGAGTGCAACATGACGAATATGATCTTGCGGAGGCGTTTGGGCGGATCGAATATGAGCTGATGTCTTCCATGATCCGGAATATGGACCGGCACCGGGCAGAAGAGACTGAGGAAGGCTATAACTGGTCCATGTGGCAGGCGGAGCAGCTGAAAGCCCTGGAAAAGTATAAGAAGAATAACCAGAAAAAGTATCAGAAGCAATTTAAAAGTATCAACGCCCAGATTGAGGAAGTGATCCGGCAGGCAAGGCAGAAAGGAAATATGCAGCAGGAGATCCGAATCCTCCAGGCCATAAAGAAAGGCTGGAAGGTTCACGGAAAAAATAAAACTCCTGCACATCAGGCCATGACTGCTGAGTTTTTTAAACTGAATGACCGGAAGCTGGAAGCGCTGATCAAAGCAACCATGGAGGATATGGAGAAAGCGGAAACCGCAGTACTCCGCAAGGCCAATGACGATTACCGGAAAGCCATTTTTAATGCCCAGGTTTACGCGAATACTGGCGCAGGAACTTATGAGAAAGCGGTGGACATGGCTACCAAGGACATGCTTTCCAGAGGGCTGAACTGTGTGATGTATGCAAACGGGGCAAGGCATACCCTGGCTGATTATGCGGACATGGCGATCCGGACAGCCAGTAAGCGGGCGTATCTGCAGGGCGAGGGAGAAAAACGCCAGGAATGGGGAGTAACCACAGTCATCATGGCAAAGCGTGGAAACCCATGTCCGAAGTGTCTACCCTTTGTTGGTAAGGTCCTGATCGATGATGTGTGGAGCGGTGGTCGGAGTGATGGCGTGGATCCAGAGACCGGGAAGAAATATCCTCTGATGAGTTATGCGATCAGTCAGGGTCTTTATCATCCAAGATGCAAGGACAGCCATACTACATATTTTCCGGGTGTTTCTACAGCAGATGATACTTGGACTAAAGAAGAACTGGAAGCGGTTGGGCTTCAGAACCAGCAAGAATCTAGGCAGCAGTATGCAGAGCGTCAGGTGGAAAAGTATGGTCGGTTGGCTGAATATTCGTTGGACTGGGAAAATAAGCAGATTTATGGTAGAAAAGCTGCTGAGTGGAAAGGTGTAAGAGTCGGTACTGGAAATGAAGACGGGAGTGATTACTCAGAACAGAAGAGGAAAGAGAAGATTTTGGAAATCCCGAATGAAATTACCGAGGAATGGACTAAAAAGGTTGAAACAGGCAAGATTGTTGATTTGGGAGAGTATTCTGTAGGCGAAACAGTTTACAAAGTTGATGGAAAGAAGATAGTGTTGGATTATTCAGAACATGAACGGAATGTCGCTGAAAATATAGCACAGTTATATGGAAAAAGTGTTCAGATGGTTCCAAGAGTTACATATCCACAAGGAATTTCAACACCTGATTTCCAAATAGATGGAATAGGATGGGATCTTAAAACGGTAAGTACAGCAGGAAAGAATGTACTTTACAATGCTGTAAAAAAGAAAAAGCATCAAGCAAGCTGTTTTATTTTTGATATCTCGGAATGTCCATTGGAACTGGATGAAATTAAGAAACAGGTAAACAATTTGTTTAAATCAACACATCTTACATTTATTGACAGAATCGGATTGTATAAAGATGGTCAAATGATTGGCGTATATGAAAGAAATAAAAAATAAGAGCTATTCGGCTGTACAATCCTTACGGATTATGGGTACTGTGAATAGCTCTTATTAAGATATCTTATGTGTATTTTACAATAATATGCTTAAGATTGCAAGTTAAAACCCATTTTTAAGAAAGAGAGGATAAGAAGATGAAGAAAGCAATGCTTAGTCAGCCAATGGCCGGGAAAACAGATGAGGAGATTATTACAACCAGGGAACAGGCAATCAAGGCACTGGAAGCCAAAGGCTATGAAATTGTGAATACGTTGTTTACTGATGAATGGTACAGCAATGAAAAGATGAAAGAACGTGGAGTGGTACAGATTCCTCTTTGCTTTCTTGCTAAAAGTCTGGAAAATATGTCCCTTTGTCATGCAGCTTATTTCTGTAAGGGTTGGGAAAATGCCAGAGGGTGCAGGATTGAGCATGATGCAGCGGTAGCCTATGGGTTAGACGTGATCTATGAAGCATAATTGCGACGTCGCAAATGAAAGAAGGTGATCGTATGGGGCTTATATCATGGATCAGGCAGAGGTTCTTCAAAAAGAAAGAATACTGCCATCACTACTGCAAGCATTGGAGCCGGGCGTCCGGTCCGTATGGCGGTTATGTAAGACGTTGTACCAAATGTAATAAGATCGAGCAGTAAGCACGCAGGAGGTGGGGATATGAATCAGGGCTTCTATGAATTTATCGTTCCAGTGATAGTATCATTTGTAACAGTACTGGTACTACATGCATTGTTGCCTCTGTAATGATGGTTACGATAATAGGGCATATAATAGAGCATTTAAAAAATTCCATGAATTCATGAAAGCAAAATGTACCATATGATCTTCCAGGCTCAGTTAAGTAAAACAGTTCCGGACAGGTGTCATAAGGAACTTTAACTAAGCCATTGTTTTCAAGATCTTTGATGATCAGAACAGCTTCACCGTCATCACAGATGTGGAAATTCCGGGCGAGTTCAATTCCGGAATGATATTTTCCCTGAATGGTCGGGGCAGTCCTGGAAGCCGCTTTGAGCAGTTTGCGGGAACGTTTGGAAAGATACATAAGTTTCACCTCATTTTATTTTGTATAAGACAAGTATAGCACGCAGGCAAGTTTTGGGTGGTATTTTTGTACCCATTTTTTTGTTGTGACATCACAACCAGAAAGGAGGTTGCCAATGTATACAGAGTTTGAACTAGGGCGGGTGTATCATATGCGGCGGGGACCAAGGATGAAAATAGCAACAGTGGGAGGGGTCCAAGCGATATTGGAGCATAGTGTGGAAACGCCATTGAGAGGATTGAAGATCTTTGGAAAAGCTGATCAGAAGCAATATAAAGGAAATCAGTTGATACCGTATCCATATGTTGACACAACGAAAACTATTAATGGTATTACATTCACAGATAATAGAGATGGAACAATCATGATCAATGGCACCGCTACGACGAATGCAGACTTTAGATTATGGGGTAGATATGCTACAGACATTCCATATATTTTGGAACAAGAGGCATATCTTAGTGGTGGATTAGAGGACAATTTTATTGTTCGTGCTACAGATAATGAAAGCAAATCATATCAGACGACAAGTGAAATAAAGATAGCTACACCAGTTCGTTTTGTGTTTATCAGGGTGCCAGAAGGTTATACAGTGAATGATGTAGTATGTAAGCCAATGGTTTCATTGTCATCAAACACAGAATGGGAGTCTTATGTAGGAGGTAAGCCGTCACCATCACCAGAGTATCCGCAGGAGATTAAGAGTACGGTGAATCCAGTGATAAAAGTGTCAAGAGAAGGCGGGACGGAATCTCAAACGGCTACATTTCCGTATACGCTTAATGCTATCCCAGTAGATTCCGATGGTAATTATACGGATGAGACTGGCAAGCAGTGGATCTGTGATGAGATTGATTTTGAACGTGGTGTGTATGTAAAGCGTATATCACAGCAGATAATTGGCGAGAGTAAATTTGCTGTTCGGGGAAATACGGGAACAGGAGCTTATTATATCAGCACAACGATTAAAGATGGCAATCTGGACAATACTAGAAGAATGGCCATGTCTGATCAATTGGTCGGTGTGGCTTATAATGATCGTATTAAGGATACAAGCATGGATGAGATAATGCTGCAAAGTGGTGTTGTGACACTTCGAACCAGAAATCATACGGATTATGACTGGTCTACCAGTGATGCAGCGAAAACATGGCTGAGAGAGAATCCAATAGCCGCCTATTATGTGTTAGCAACCCCGGAAGAAATTTTCCTTACCCCGGAAGAACTTGCAGCTTACAGTACTCTTACCACCTATAAGGGAACTACGATTATCTCTGCAGGCGATATCTCCGGTATCGAAGTCATGTATGATTGTAATGCAAAAGCAGTAGAAAATGAATCTTCATTAAGTTAGTAATTGGCACGCAGAAATGCGTGCTATTTTTATGCCCAAACGCGAGTATGGCTCTAAACTCTGCGCGGCCGGTGACACCGATGAAAATGGAAAAGCAGCAGGAGTGACACTCCAAAAATGGAAAGGAGGCCATTATCATGGCAGAACCAAATCAGAATCAGAACCAGCAGACTCAGCAGGGCGCAGGAAGTGCCGGAGATCCAGCACAGCAGCAGAATCAGACAAACCAGCAGGCTGGAGCACCAGCAATCGACTATAGCAAGATTCAGCAGATGCTGGAAGGCACATTGGCGGCGAAGGAAGATACCGCACTGAAAGCGTATTTTAAGCAGCAGGGACTTAGTCAGCAAGAGGTAGAGCAGGCGATTGAAGCCTTCAAACAGCAGAAAGCTGCGAATACTCCTGATGTTGGGGCTATGCGGGTCCAGGTAACACAGGCGCAGGAAGCGGTCAGACAGGCACAGATCCAGAGCGCGGCAGTGATGGCAGCAGTGGATCTTGGGATTGATTCTAAGACCATTCCGTATGTCCTGAAAATGGCTGATCTCAGTCAGGCAGTGGGGCAGGACGGAAAGATCAATGAAGAGACTTTAAAAGCAGCACTGAATAAAGTCCTGGAAGACGTTCCAGGATTAAAACCACAGGCAGCTGGAGCAGCCGGTTTTGTGCAGGTTGGCGCAGCAAGTGGCAGTGCAGGAGCCGGACAGTCTCAGCAGGCAACACAGACACAGCAGACAGGAGTTCCAACAAAGAGATGGAACCGATTCAACTAAGAAAGGATAAGGTGAGTATATGCCAAATTTAAACTATGCACAGGTGTGGGAACCGGAGCTGTTAGAGATTCTTATGCAGGGAACATTAACCTCCCCGTTTGTAACCAGTAATGTAAAATGGCTGGACGCAAAGACCTTCCATTTTACGCAGATGTCCACTTCCGGATATAAAAACCATAGCAGAAACGGCGGTTGGAACAAGGGAGATTACACCCAGAAGGACGTACCGTTTACACTGACCCATGACCGGGATATTTCCTTCCTGGTAGATAAAGCGGATGTGGATGAGACCAATGCAACTGCTTCCATCCAGAACATTTCCAGGACTTTCGAGCAGACCCAGGTGGTGCCGGAGACAGACGCCCTGTTTTTCTCCAAGGTGGCACAGAAGGCGCAGAAGCAGGAGGGATATCATTCTTCCACTGCGGCGGCTGGTTACACGAAGGCGAAAGTATTCGGTATGCTGAAAGATATTCTTGGAAAGGGGAAACTGAGAAGATATAAAGCCAATGGCACGCTGGTGATGTATGTTTCCAGCGCTATCATGGATGCCCTGGAACAGTCCACAGAGTTTACCCGCAAGATTGAGATGACCCAGATCGCAGAGGGCGGTATGGGTATTGAGACCCGTGTAACGGATATTGACGGAGTACCGATCATGGAAGTGGTCGATGATGAGCGTTTCTATGACGCCTTTGACTGGGAGCCGGAAAACGGCGGCTTTGCCCCGTTGAAAAAGGTTGCCGAGGATAGCGGAAGTCATACTGCCGCAGTAACAGGAGCTCATAAGATCAATGTGCTGGTTGCCTGCGGCCAGACCTGCAAGATCGTGCCGAAGATCTCCAGCATTTATTATTTTGCACCGGGTGCTCACACAGAGGGAGATGGTTATCTGTATCAGAACCGTTCCCTGTCTGATGTATTTGTCTTCCCAAATGGTAAGGACGGCAAGGTGGACAGCGTATACGTTGATGTGGACACCACAGAATATACCGGTGCATAGTCTGGAGGTGATCTCATGGCCTATGAGCCGTATGCAACACCAGATTATTACCGACAGGAGTATTGTGGGAAGATTGTGCCTGAGGATGAGCTTGAAAAAGCTCTCCGTCAGGCCAGCCGTCATATTGATTCCCTGACCTACAATCGGATTGCGGGACGGGGATTTTCTAATTTGACCAGCTTTCAGCAGGATCTGATCCGGGAAGTGGTGTGCCAGCAGGCAGATTTTGAAACGGAAAATGCGGATGAGATCAGTACCATTCTTCAGGGCTACAGCATCAATGGCGTATCCATGCAGTTTGGCAATTCCTGGAATGTTTTTACAGACAAGGGAGTGGCAATGAAACGAGATGTGTATGCCATGCTGTGTCAGACGGGCCTGTGCTGCCGTTTAGCGAGGTGAGACGATGAAATACCCATGTTTGATACCGAAACGGCTCTGTAAGACTCCTGTGCATGTACATTTGGAGTCAGAGGAGCTGAGTAATCTGGGAGAACCGAAATACTCCATGGATGCAGATCTGATGTGTAATTTCCAGGATAAAGCGAAAACGATCCTGACAGCGGAAAAGAAACTGATCCAGATCACAGGAACAGCGCTTTTTCCTGGTGATATTGCGCCGGAGATGCCTTCTCTGAGCGGTGGATGTCTGGCGGTCTTCGGGCAGGAGCGCCGGATCCAGCAGGGATGTAAAAACCGGAATCCGGATGGAACAGTGAACTATTGCAGTCTTGAGGTGATCTGATGCAGGTGAGATCCACAATAAAATTAAATATGCCGAGAATCAACCAGTTGACAGAGGCGGCAGTAAAGGCCCTGGAAATGACAGGAGAAGCGCTGCACACAGAAGTTGTGCAGGCTCAGGTCATGCCGTTTGATACTGGCCATCTGGAAGAAGATGCAACCTTTGTGGACTACAGTGAATCGAAAAACGGCAAGGTGACATTGGTTTCCAGTACCCCATATGCCAGACGGCTGTATTATCATCCAGAATACCATTTCCAGACGGATGAAAACCCGAATGCAAAAGGGAAATGGTATGAAGACTGGATGCCTGGTGGTGGCTCGGCAGATTTTGCGCAGCAGGCGTTTAAACGATTCTACAAGAAAGCAGGTGGCGTATGATGCTGAAATCAACAGATGTCCGCGCATGGATCGCATCTCTTGGTATTGCTGATGACCAGCATGTCTATATTGGCAAGCTTGATAACAAGCAGCAGAAATCCATCGGTGTGTATAGCCGCAGCAGCTCCGGACCGCCAAACATTGCTTTGGGCGGTCTTGAGTGCACCACCTACGATACAAAGCCGATTTCCTTACTGGTGCACTGGACTCGCAGCAAGCCAGAGAGTGAAATGGCGGCATATGAATTATTTGAGAAACTTAGAAGTGTATCCAGCCTGGACATAGGAGATACCCATATCAATTATCTGAGTCTGATGGTTCCGGAACCACAGGATGTAGGTACCGACGAGGGTGGGGTATATGAATATGTGATCTGGCTGGATTTGATTTATGAAAGAAAGTGAGGATAAGAAATGGACGAGGTAAAAGGAAAAGTATATCCGGTACATAACAATACCTTTAAGTTTGGTACCAAGGGATTAGAGAGCCAGAGTGCAGACATGGTAACACCTGCTGATCTGGAGAATTTCGCACCGACCATTGATGGAACTACACAGGAATGGTATGCGATGGATGCAGGTGGTTGGGCGAAATCAGCCATGACCGGAAAGAAGCTCAGCTTTGCTTTTAAAGGAAAAAGAACCTTCGGTGATACAGGAAATGATTACATTGCAGGTCTGGCGTGGAAATTTGGACAGGATGTTATGACAAAATTTGAATGGACAATGCCGTCCGGGGCAAAACTGGCCTGCGATGTGGTAGTGAATGTTACCACTCCGGGAGGTGGCGATTCGACTGCCATTGATGCGTTGGAATTTGAAGTAACCTGTTATGGCAAACCAACGTTTACGCCGGCAGAAGCCGTGTAACAGGAAGGGGGACAGATGATGGCGAAAATAGTAGATATTACGGATAAGCTGAGTTTTGATGAAAATCCGAAGCTGGTGATCAAGGGAAAGGAACTGGAAGTAAACGCAGACGCGCCTACCATGTTGAAGGTTATGGGGTTACTTAGAAATGATGATCCAGGAGTGCAGGAAGTCCTGGATGCCTATGACATGATGTTTCAGGAAAAGACCCGCAACGAGATTGACAAAATGAAACTCAGTTTCAGGGATCTGATGATCGTGGTTCAGGAGGCAGTTTCTCTGATCACGGGGGATGTGGGCACGGGAGAGCAGTGACCCGTACTACGATTTATTTGAAGACTGGGATTTGATCATTTCCAGTTTTCTTACGCAGTACGGGTTGCGAATCCGGACAAAAGAATTTGAGACAGTCAGTTGGGACGAGTTCCGGTCCCTTCTGGCTGGTCTGTCTCCGGAGACTCCTTTGGGGCGAGTTGTTTCCATTCGTTCAGAGACAGATGAGGACATGATCGAGCACTTTACTCGTGACCAGAAGAGGATTTATGACGCATGGAGAGACAGGAAAGCGGAGCATATGACACAAGTGGAATATGATCAGCAGATGGCAGAACTGGAACGGATGATGGCAGCTCTGTGCGGAGGTGGTTGAGATGGTAAAGGCAGGTGATAGATACGGACAAGGATAGTGTTGGCCAGATCGCGCTTGACCTGGTTGTAAATAAAAATGATTTTGAAAAGCAGATGACCGGTATTCGGGGTCTGGCGAAAAAAGCAGGTGCTGCGCTTGCTGGGGCATTTGCCATAAAAAAGCTGGTAGATTTTAGCAAATCCTGCATTGAGCTTGGTTCTGATCTTGCTGAGGTTCAGAACGTGGTAGATGTTACCTTTCCGCATATGAACCAGCAGATCAATCAGTTTGCCCAGAATGCGGCAAAGCGGTTTGGTTTATCGGAGACGATGGCGAAGCGCTTTACGGGTACCTTTGGCGCAATGGCGAAAGCATTCGGTTTCGGGGAAAAGGCTGCCTATGACATGTCCACAACACTGACTGGCCTGGCAGGGGATGTGGCGTCTTTTTACAACATTGATCAGAATGAAGCATACACAAAGCTGAAATCGGTTTTTACCGGTGAGACAGAGAGCTTAAAAGACCTGGGAATTGTTATGACCCAGACAGCCCTGGATGTATATGCGCTTCAGAATGGCTTTGGAAAAACAACTGCTAAGATGTCCGAGATGGAAAAGGTTGCACTGCGGTACAAATTTGTACAGGACCAGCTGACAACGGCAGCAGGAGACTTTTCCAGAACATCTGATGGCTGGGCGAACCAGGTGCGTATCCTGAAACTGCAGTTTGATAGCTTGAAAGCCACCGTCGGACAGGGGCTTATCAATGTGCTGTCTCCGGTGATCCATGTGGTCAATACACTGATCGGGAAGTTAATGAGCCTGGCCAATGCGTTCCGTGCTTTTACGGAGCTGGTCATGGGGAAGCGCAGTGGAGGTGGTGCGTCAGCGGCAGCAGCTGGAATGGAAGCCGTAGCGAAAGCTGCAGATAAAGCTGGATCCGCAGCAAGTGGCGCAGGGAGCGCGGCAAAGAAAGCTGCAAAGGACATGAAGGGAATGTCCACCGGGATTGATGAATTGAATATTATTAATCCATTAGACAGTTCTGGAAGCAGTGGATCGGGTTCTGGAGGGAACACCGGGTATGACATGGATGATTTTGATAGGGGAAGTCATGAACAGGGAGAGGATGTGGTCAGTGAAAAGCTGAAGGGCATCCTTGACTTGATGAACCAGCTAAAATCATCGTTTGTCGCTGGATTCTGGGATGCATTTGGTGACACAACGGTGTTCGATTCTATCCAGAACAGCATCCGCTCTATCAAAGACAGGATAAAAGAAATTGCCACAGATCCGGAAGTTCAGAATGCCGCATTGAAATTTGCTGACAGAGTTATGTATGCGCTTGGGCAGATCAGCGGATCGGTTGCTAGTATCGGTGCTACCATTGCTGATAACCTGCTTGGTGGGATTGATCTTTATCTGCAGCAGAACGTAGGTAGAATTAAAGAATACATGATTTCCATGTTCGATATAGGAAGCGAGCTCTGGCAGATTACAGGAGAATTTTCTTCTGCTATAGCAGATATCTTTTCTGTATTTCGCAGTGACTCAGCGAAACAGATCACAGCTGATATCATAGGCATTTTCAGTAGCTCTTTTATGGGAGTTACAAAATTAGGCAGTAAATTTGTCCGGGATCTGATCCAGGTTATAACAAAGCCTATAACCGATAATGCTGGTCAGATCAAAGAACGGATACAGGGGCTATTAGATGAACTGCAGCCTATATTTGACAAGCTGAAAGAATTAATTGATAAGATATGGGACGGCCTGAATACAGCTTATGATACTGTTGCAAAGCCAGTATTTGATGCATTTACAGAAGCGATATCCTCGGTTGTGGACTGGATAACAGAAACACAGACGCGCTTTGATGGAGCTATTGGAGTTGTTGCTGCTTTCTTTGGGGCATGGGAAGTTGTAAAACTTGGTGAATTCATCATTAATGCTGGTGGCGTTGTATCAATGCTTTCTGGAATGGTAGCTGGTTTTGTAGCAAATGCGGCCGCTATTGCAACGCATACAGCAGCGCTTATAGCAGATAAGTTAGAAACAGCCGCTATTGTTGCCATGTATGCCAAAGATTTTGTAGTAAACCTGGCGCAAGGGACAGCGGCCCT